TATCTCTACCCGCCCCGTTCTACTGGGTGACTACTTCTTGATGTTGGGGTCTACTGTCCTTATCTTATCTACTCCCTTGGGAAGATTACCATTCCACTCTTCTAGGTTTTCTTCTACTGTCATTTTAAAGGCGTCCCATGCCTCTAAAACTGGCTTAGGGGCGTACTTCATCTTACCCACTCTCTGCGTAGCTACACCTAACACTGATGCCATAGCGTCAGCTACTTCCTGCCCTTTCTCTGCGACAAGTAGTCTATACTGTTCACCTGTTAGTTTCTTACTCATAGTATTATTATCTCCTTTTTTGCTCTCTACACTCATATTATCTACTAAATGAGCGTTTTGAGCGTTTTGTTTTTTTTGTGGTATTTTCACGCCCAAGAATACAAAAAAAATAATCCACATCCACTATTGCATATTAACTTTATTATTCGTAAATTCAGCCATTTTGGCTGATAATGAGACTCAATCTCAATAAGGGGTATATTATTTGCTAATGAGACTCATTCTCAATAAGCTTCTAGGCGTGGTAATGATACTGAGACTCAGTCTCAATAGGCTTCTAGGCACGGCTTGTTGCTACTGAGACTCAATCTCAATAACTATGGAACTAGGATTCTACTTATCGAACCAATAGTCGAAAATTCAACCGAATAGTCGAAATTTAAACCAGATTAAGGGGCGGGGGTATAGCGCAGATAAGGCTTACACACAATCTACGGCTATTTTTTTAGGAATATGAGTTTAATTTACTCGTAAATATATCCATATCAACATTTTCAAGTGTATCTGCGTTCTGAAGTCTACTCACTATCTCTGCTAATTCACCTATTGTTTTGCTAGTAGGCTCCAAAATATCCAGTATTTTCATATTATACGCCAATTCTATGGCTTTGTTGATGTTGGTTAGTGTACTCTCTTCACTATATTCTTCACTTAAAGCTCTGTCAAACCTAGTTTTCATTTTTTCAACCTTTTTTGTTTATTGAATCTAGTAACGAAAAGTTAAGCAAAGCAAGCGTTTTAAAAATATATTGTAAATTTTATTTGAAGTAAGGGTGTTGTTTGCTCAGGATTGTATTTATTTGGCGATATTTGGTGGTTTCTTGGACACTAAGTGAAAAACACGAGTATATCTATGGGTTTAGCGAATTTTGTCCAATTTAAGCGAATTTGCCCTTGTTTTTGTATCTATCACATAATATAAGTAGTTTAATATTTCGTGTTCTGCCTCATTTCCACGAACTCCTGCTGTATATGTGACCTTTTCTATCTCATATCCTACGTTTTGAACGTCCTGTATCTCTTCCCACTTTGCGTCCTTGAATAGTTTTTCTATTTCGTCTTGAGGTAGTAGAAGGACTGCCATTAAAAATCTTTTCGTAGTTATCTTGATACCGTTTGATATCTGATGTCCTATCCTTATCGCCTTTGCCATTCATTTTTTCTTTCTTTTAATATTACGTTAGTAATATATTTTCTTTCTTTTACTTAGTAAACTTAGTAAACTTAGTATACTTCGGGTTTAAAACCCTATTAATTTAATAACAAAAAGTAGGGTTATGCAAGAGTTTTATAAAAAAACTTAAAAAGCTTGCATTATTTATGTATGTATTTATAGATTAGGGGCGAGTGTATGACTAAAATACTTAACATTGCTAGGCAGTACTGTTGTAATTGGAATGCAGGTAAGTGCGTTGGGTGCGTGTTTACCAGAGAGGATAATAAATTAAAATGCTCTGTTGTTTCTGATTTAAGCGGGAAGGATTGTTGTGTGGAAGAAGGTTGTGAATATTTCGAGACCGTTGTCATACCGGGAATAACTGATGAAAGAATAAAGAAGTCAGTTAAATTACTAAGAAAACTATAGGAGAGACAATGAGAATAGGTGGTCATAGATATAAGATTAACTTTGTGAATGATATGAAGTTAGATGATGGTTCAACCATATTGGGTATGCATGACACAAAGAACTGTAATATAAACATAACAAAAGATATGGCTCTATCAAGGAAGAAAGAAACACTTATCCATGAAACATTGCATGTCATACTGACAAACGCAGGGTTTCAAGAGCAGGATGAACATTATATAGACACAATAGCCAATGGGTTGCTTCAGCTGGGGGTTGGAGACCTTTTATGGAAAAAAGTAGGAGATAAGTAATGAAAGCGGCATTAGCTATACTTGTAATGATATCTGGAAAGCTTTGGTTTTTTATGGAAGGTTTATTTATAATTTGCCTAGTAAAGGTGCTTAAGGGGGTAATTAAATGAAAAGAGCGATAGTTACCCCCGACAAGCACTTCCCATTTGAAGATAAGAAAGCTATAAAGGTTGTTTGTAAGGCTATTGAACTTGTAAAGCCTGATATATATGTTGACCTAGGGGATACCGGTGAATGGGAATCTGTATCTCATTGGCAATGGAAGAAGAAAAAGAGACCTCCGCTTGAATACCAACTTCCATTTGTATACAAGGAAATAGAAGCTGTTAATAAAGGGATGGATATAATTGATGCATCCTTAGATAAGGCAGGAACAAAACAACGTCATTTTATAGAGGGGAACCATGAAGACTGGCTTAATAGATTTGTTGAAGAAAATCCATACTTGGCTAAAGACATACTCGTCAAAAATGCACTCCGTCTTAATGAGCGTGGATACAAGTATCATAAAATCGGGAAGATGCTCAAAATTGGTAAGATTCATTTCTATCATGGTCATCATTTTGCAGGAATTAATCATACTCGTAACCATCTCCTTCGCCTCGGCGGTAATGTTATGTATGGTCATCATCACGATATTCAGCAAAGCTCTGTTACGCACATTGATGGGGTCAAGTCAGCGTGGTCAATAGGATGTTTAAAGGATATGAGTGCTGAGGCTAATGAATGGCTAGGTAATAGGCAACACAATTGGCAACATGCTTTTGCTATTGTAGACTTTCATAATAATGGGAATTTTAATGTTACTGTGCATCAGATAGTAAATGGTGTAAGTACAGTAGATGGGAAGGTCTTAAGAGCAAAGTGAAGACCAGAGTAATAAAAAACAAAGAACATATACTGTATGATAATATTGATGAATTTAAAACAAATCAACCAGATACTCAGTTAGTAGATAATTGGCGTGATGGCGAAGAAGGTGACTGGGTTCTATGTGATGATGGTAAGGTCTGTATGGTCTTGAAAAGGGGCGAACTAAGGAACGGTCACAGTGACGATGTTTATAATTTCTATGTAAGAACCGTTATTGGTTCGTTTGTTTGCAGGAAAAGTGTTAGCATGGAAGGTGATATGAGGAGAAATATATACTCATTCGGAGCCCAAGATAAAACAGCTTATCAGGTAGTAAAAGATAGAAAGAAACCAACTAAAAAAGAATTCTTATTTGCAAAGTATGTAGCTAAGGGCGATGATATGGTAGAGGCTTTTATGAAAGCATATCCGGCAAAAAGCAAAGATTATGCAAAGCGTGAAGCTAATTTGTTAATGAGTACTAAAAGGATACAAAGTTTGATTAGGGAAGAAATAGAAAAAGTGATGAATGAGGCTGAGATAACGCCTTTATACATACTTGAAAAAATGAAAGATATCATTGAGTCAGATGCGTCTAAGGATAGTGATAAAGTATCATTACTTAAAGAGCTTGTCTCTATTGCAGGGATGAAAGATACAGATAAAAAGTCGGAATCAGTTACTGTATTCCAAGGTTTTTCTCCTGAACAACTTGATGCTATAAGTGGAAACAATGTAAAAGAGCTAGCAAGTGCTAAAAGGGAAATAGAAAGTTGAATCTATATGAAATATGCCTAGAGGTTTTGAAGCATGCCAGTGAATCTAAAATAAACCTAGATGATGAAATGTCTCGTGAGACGGTAGCAACTGAGATATATGATTTATTCTATGAATATCAAACATGTAGCCCATACTTAGATAGTGGTTACCTAGGGGATTTAAAGGATTACTGGGATTATAAACAAGACCTAAATGAAGACGAATAAGTTAGCGGTATACGGAACACTTCGAAACGGTAAGCGAGATATTTGGAAGGTAGATGGCTATACATTAGTGTTTCCGGGGCACAGGGATTATCCCGCCGCATTGATAGATAATGAACGTAAAGGAATGATTGTTGAATTGATAGATGTAGATGCTAGCGATATAATGGGATACGATAGGTATGAGAGTGTAAATACCGGTCTATATGAAAGAAGAATAGTCAATGCATATAAAGATGATAAAGAGGTTGAGGCTTGGATGTATACAATTGGCCCTGCCTTGCTCCAGTATAATGGAGTGTTTGAAATGGTTCCAAAGCAAGATTGGTTATCCGAGGAATGTCTGAACGTAAGAAAGTAAATATAAATAAGAATAACGTATCAGATAAAGAGCGTGTTCTAGAACTAGCTAAAAAAGATATAATAGCATTTGGTCAGTTATTTCTACCAGAAGACTTTATGAAGTCTACCCCTGCCCCATACCATTATGAATTAAATAACCTATTACTAGACCCATCTAAAAAAAGAAATTGTATAATACTTCCTCGAGGTCATAGTAAGTCAACATTAGCTAAAACAGCATTACTACATCATTTATATTTCAATCCAGAAGGAAAAAAAGAATTTATAGCTTGGGTAGCAGAAGAACAATCACAAGCCATTGACCATATAAAATACATACAAAACCATATAGAGACCAACCCAGCTCTCAATTACTACTTCGGAGATATCGTAGGTAGTAAATGGACTGAAAAAGAATTCACCACTAGTAAAGGGGATAGGATTATAGCAAAGGGAACATCCCAAAGATTACGTGGTCGTTCACAGCTAGGGCTTAGATATACTAAGATTGTACTTGATGACTTTGAATCTGAGCTAAATACAAAGACACCAGATAGAAGAAGGGAAATCAAAGAGTGGGTCATGTCTACAGTAGAGCCAGCACTTGAGAACTCAAAGGGTAATGAAGGTTCTATATGGTTAATTGGAACAATAGTCCATTATGACTCTTTTTTACAGAGTATATACGATGGATACGTAGAAGCTCAAAGAGATAAAAGAGGTTATGCGTGGGATGTTATATATCATAAGGCTATAGATTCAGATGGAACAGTTCTTTGGCCTAGTTATTTTTCAAAAGAAAAACTGGCAGACATACGTAAAAGATTTGAAGACGTAGGCTTATCCCATAAGTTTGCACAGGAATACTTGAATGAAGCTAGAGACCTAGAGAATGCAAAGTTTAAAACAGATAGGCTTCAGTATTATGACCATGAGTTTGAAAGTAGGGACGGATATGCTTATATTGTAAATAAAGATGATGCTATACCTATTAATGTCTATATGGGTGTTGACTTAGCATATGAAGCTACAGAGTCAAGTGACTATCAGATAATTATGGTCATAGGAATAGATAGCGACAGAAATATCTATGTCATTGATTATATGAGGGAACATATCCCACTGTATGATATGCCAGAGCAAATATTGGAATATGCTAGGGAGTTCTCTCCAGTTAAACGTGTAAATGTAGAACATGTTGGCGCTCAAGGAATAATTAAGGACGCTGTAAATAGTTTATCTAGTAAAGAAAGAAAGGTAGCACCGGGTATAGCTCTAGGTGTACGACCTCCTAGCGGTATAAAAAAGGAAGATAGACTAGAGTCTTTACTAGCACCAATAGTAAATAGAAAGAAAATGTTTATCAAAAGGTCTCACACTGCGCTCGTAGATGAGATGTTTCAGTTTCCAAAGGGTAAGAATGATGATGTGCTAGATGGACTTTGGTATGCTATAAATAAAGCTAGACCTCCTGTTAGTAAAAGGTTTGATGCTACTGAATTTATAGAAAACAAGGTAGTAAAACCTGTAAGCGAAACAAAGAAAAGGGTTATTTCTTGGGTAACTGGACAAAAAATTTAAAAAGTACTTGCATTATATGCAGATAATTTACTATATTACACATTAAAAAGGAAGGTGTACCTATTTCTAGTATCAGAGAGTTAGAAAAGAACGAAGCTCAACACTCAGAAGTTAATAGGCAGTTATGGAGAATGTGGCGAGATGCACGTTCCGAATGGGATGTAGAAGCTAGAGACTCCATAGACTTTTTCTTAGGTAACCATTACTCTCAAGAAGAATCAGATGCTCTACGTGCAGTAGGTCAAGGCGATTTTGTAATTGATAGAGTATATGCCGCTATAGAAAAGCTAAAATCTTTATTAACTTCACGTTCACCTAAGTACAGCGCAGTTGGAAGAGAAGACTCCGATAGTAGGATATCCAATGTATGGAGAACTGTTCTTGAATACATATGGGATATATCTGATGGGGACACTCAGTTCAAGCAAGCAGTACACGACTATGCTACTGCAGGCATGGGTTACTTGTATGCTTACATAGACCCAGAGGCTGATTATGGTAGAGGTGAAGTAAAGTATACTTACTTAGACCCATTTAGAGTTTATATAGACCCAGCGTCTAGACATAGATACGCTGACGATGCATCTGGCATTATACTGTCCACTATACTTACAGAAGACCAACTTGTCAATATGTATCCTCAGGTAGAGCCTTTCTTGGAAAATATTGATAGTTATTATGACGAAGAAGATTACCCTGAGGGTGGTAGAAAGAATTCTTCACAATCGTTTACACCTGATGTAACATACGAATCTGAATATAATAGGGTTAATAAATATAGAATCTTAGAAAGGTTTACAAAAGTAAAGGTTCCTTTTTACAGAATATTCAATAAACAAGATGGCTCAGAAGTTATCTTAGATATAGAAAAATACAATGACTTCATAGAATCTGAAAACGCAAAGCTTCTTATAGAGGCTGAGATGATTGAGATTGTCGAAGTAATGCAAACAAGAATTAAAGTCTCAGCAACGGCAGGTGATGTGTTGTTGTATGAGCAAATATTAAATACAGACATATATCCGATAATACCAGTTCCTAATATATGGACAGGAACACCTTATCCAAAGTCTGATATCTCAAAGGTCAAAGACTCTCAAAGACTTTTGAACAAGCTTTTCTCTCTCACTCTCTCACACGCTCAAGCCTCTGCTGGATTAAAGTTAATGGTTCCAGAGGGGAGCGTAGATGATTTGGGGCAGTTGGAGCAGGATTGGGCTAGACCTAATGCTGTTATACCTTATAACCCAGAGTTTGGTGCACCGCACTTCCCTGCCCCACAATCACTATCTGGAGAGTTTTACAATTTAATGAGTAGGATAGAGCACTATATAGATTTAAGTTTCGGTATCCCAGAGTTGATGCAGGGTTTCAAAGAAGGAGCTCCTGAGACAGTTCGTGGTACTGCGATGCTTGCTGAGATGGGCGAGACTCGTGGTAAATCTAAGTTAAGAGATATCGAAGGAAGTTTGACAAGGCTAGGAAAAAGTTTATATAACCTAGCTAAGGGTCATTATACTTACGCAAAGACATTTAGAATTGTACAGCCGAATAACGACATTACGGAGTTTACGGTAAATATGTATGATGATAGAAGTCAGGAAGTAAATGCCATTACAAATGACATCACCGTAGGGCATTACGACGTGAGAATCATATCCGGTTCAACATTACCTTCTAATAGGGTAGCTGAATATCAGATGTACCTAGAAGCGTATAAAATGAATCTGGTAGACGATGTCGAGGTTTTAAAGAAAACTGAAATCTTTGACAAACAAGGTGTTTTACAGCGAAAAGGCCAAATGGCTCAGATGCAGTCTTACATTCAACAACTCGAAGCTCAGGTCAAGAAACTTAGTGGAGACCTTCAAACAGCAGAGCGTGAAACGCTTAACTCAAGAAAGAGGGCTGAAACTGAGAAGTTCAAGAGCAGGCTTAATGAGATTCAAAATGATACCAAGTTCAAGAGCAAGGTACAGGTTGATAATCTAAAACGAATTGTTGATTCAGAGACGCAGGCTGTAAGCTAATGAAAACAGAAATAGTGGGAACGTTACCCGGTTCTGCTTTTATAGACATCTTTAAATAGGTGATGCTAAACTAAAAGAAATCGGAGAATATAATGGAAGACACTATGCACGAAAATACCACAATAGAAGGCGTGGAAGGCGAAGTTTTAGAACAAGTTGTTGAGCCTGAACAAGTCGGTGGAGAACCAGCACAACAAGCTGAGGAAGTAATTGATGATGCTAAAAAGTTTCAATCAATGTACGATAAGAAAGCCGCTGATTATGACAAGCTTAATAACGAGCTCGAGGAGCTTCGTAAATATGAACAACTAGGAAGAGTTCTACAGGATAGACCTGACGTAGTTGAAGCAATGAGAAACACTTTGAGTGGTAATACGGCTAATAAAGAAGAAGCCCCTAAGGTTACAGAAGATTCTTTTGACCCTTGGGAAGCTTATTATAAGCCGGGCTCACCCTCTTACGAGATGAGGGTAGAGCAAGAAAGAGCTGTTGCCCAGCAGGCTGTTCAAGAACAGATGGCGGGGTTTCAGCAACAGATGGCGATTAATAACTTAAAGCAGGATTTAGCTAGTAAGCACGGAATGACAGACCCGAATATGGCTGATGATTTTATACAATTTGCAACTTCACCTAGGGAAGACCTTCCTTTGGATATGTTAGTTGATGTGTATAGAAAGTATAAAGGCGGTGAAGATAGAGTCTCTCCAAACTTAGAAGCTGTTCAGAAGACCAAAGCAATTCCAACTACGGCTGGAGTAGTTCAAGGGTCTGCACCTGAACAACCAAATGAGCTAGATGATGTATGGCAAGGAGTTATGAATTCGTCAAGGAATATTAAAATATAAACAAGGAGTCCTAAATGTCGACTTACAATCAAGGAATTGTAAATGTTGGTGACCCGGGTTCAGCCGCTTCTGGCTATCATACTCGGAGGTTATTCAACTTTAGTGACCGTGTGGCGGACTTGGCTCCAGATGAATCACCATTTTTCGTGTATCTCTCAAAGGTAGCTAAAGTTCCTACGGATGACCCACAATTCCGATTTTTAGAAGATAGAACCAAGGTTTCTATGACAGACCGAAGCTTCGTGCTTGATGGTTCTCATAGTATACCTGCGTCTGGTTCTAGTATTACATACACAGTTGAAGAATCAGCAGGTAGTGAAACTTCAGTAGACTGGTTAATTAAGGGAATGGTTTTTGCTGTTGGTTATACAGAAAACGATTCTCCTGAAACAATCATAGTAAGAATAGAGTCAGCACCTGTAGACAATGGTGCTGATACCAGCTTTGTTGGTAAAACTATTTCAGCTATTGATGGTGCAGAAACAGGAGCAGATACGACAAAATGCCAAGTTATTGGTACATCTTTTGTTGAAGGTTCTGGAGCGCCAGATGTATTTTCCGAAGAGCTAGATAATGATTTTGGTTATACTCAAATCTTTAAAACAGCTTGTGAGATGTCTAATACTGCAAGAGCAACTCGTTATCGTGGTTACGCAGATGAGTTCCAAAGAATTTGGAATCTTAAACTTCGTGAGCATAAAATTGATATTGAACGTGCTATGCTCTTTGGTCAACGTGCAAGTGTTGGCGGAGTACAGTATAGTGAAGGTATAGCAGGTCATATCATTAAAAATGGAACATCGGTAGTAGATGACTCAGCATTATCTTATAGTGCTGGTGCTCCATACTTTCGTAGTTCAACTTCGGCACAACTAACATACGATAGGCTACTATCTGATTTTGAAGTTGTTTATGACCCAGCACGTGGTGGTACAGATTCTAAATTAGCACTAGCTAGTTTACCTGTAATTACATTCTTCAACAAGCTAGGCAGTGATGCTTTCTTAAGTGCTTCTCTGGCTCATAATGCCGCCGCCGCATTAAGTGGTGGTGCAACAAATGTAAACCAGTCACCATTAAGACTGAACATGGAAAAAACTGAAGGTTCTTTTGGACATACAGTTTTACAAGTTGAAACTATTCACGGTACAATGAACCTAGTTAAAGAGCCTCTATTCAGAGGTTTTGCTTCTGGTTTCTTATGTATGGTTGATATGGATAATGTAGCTTACAGACCATTGGTAGGTAATGGAGTTAATCGTGACACTCAAATCATGACTAACGTTCAGTCTGCTGACGAAGACCTTCGTAAAGATATGATTTTAACTGAGGCTGGATTGGAAGTTTCTCTCCCTGAAAGTCACTACTTAATCAACTTAGAAGGAGTTTAATAATGGCTAGAGCAAGTTATTTAGAACAGAATAGTGGAGTTAGTAAATTAAAACTTAAGGTTGAAAATGTAACTGCGGCTAGAACATTAACAGCTAATGATTCTGGTAAGATTTTTACACTAGACCAAGATGCTTCATTTGACATTACTCTTCCAACTGCGGCTAATGCTGGAGCTGGATGGCACGCAAAGTTTATCCTAACTGATGCTGGCAGTGGAACAGTTAAGGTTATTCCAGATTCATCTGAGGATACTTTAATTGGTATGATTGCCCCAGCAGACGATGGAACAGCTGGAGCGTCAGCAGAATCTGGAGTTGATGAACTCATATGGGTTGCTTCAACTGCGGCTCCCGGCGACTGGGCTGAGTTAATGTGTGATGGTAGTAATTACTATGTTTATGGCGTAATGCATGACAACGACCATATGACACTGGCGTAAACTGAATAAATAAAGTTAACAGTAATTAGAACTGTGGGGGTTATCAATAAAAGGTAACCCCCGAATCTAAAAAGGAAATTATGAATTGCATACATTGTAAAACACCAAACCCAGAACAATGGTTCTACTGCAGAAGCTGTGGCAATAAGGCTTCTGAGTCTGTTTATACTACTAATTTATTTATGCAAAGTGAGATAGGTAAGAGAAGTGATATAGAATTTTCTACAGTTAGTATGGACAGTCATATAGACAAAATTAACAAAGATAAAATTTCAAAAAGTAATAAATTCTGGAAAGAAAAAGTAAAGCAGGCGGGAATAGCAAATGGCTAATTTTGATGTACAGATACAAGATTTAATTGGAACTTTTTCAGACCAAACAGCTATGGATGATTTTATGACAGCTGGTTGTAAAGAGATTATAAATGCTCTTCCAGACTCTATGCTTTATAAATGTTTAGATAAAACAACTTTAAATAACTCAACTCCTACATTATCTAATGTTGATACTTACGGTAAGATTTTTACTGTGATTAGGGAGGATAGCGATAGCGGAGCTGTACTTAGACCATGCAGATATATACCACCGCATAAAAGAAATGTGGTAAAAAGCGATACAGC